TAGCACACCGGGCTTTGGCCAAAACACAACAGATTATATACTTCAAACTGTTTACAAGCCTGCACATATTGATTTTTTTTCAAAGATGCCGGTAATTTTATTGGACTTGTATAATGCCGTTAGAAGAGAATATATTGAAACCGTTTTATGTCCTGATACATTACAGTTTAAATCAAAAGTAATAGTGCCTCAAAGCTATACCTTAAATACTATATTAAAATTATATACAAATACTTATTTTTTTAATATATATACATCTCTGAGGTTCATAGAAGAAGGTAGTACATTTACAGAACAGGAAAAAATAGAAGTCAAGAGACAATTACATTCAATAGGTAGAGCTGACGATTTTTCAACATCTCTTGCATTGTTAGAAAGTATTGTATCTCAAACTTTTGATTACAGCGGATCCTTGACAGACTTCAATTATCGTGTTAAAATTAGAAAGAATTAGGAAAACAAATGTATTTTCAAACTCTTGATGATAAATCTGAATGTGTTGGTATCTATAAAAATGGCGAATTATATTTTGAAAATTTTCCAAGTAATTTAAAAAAAACGTGGAAGTATACCGGCTCCATGGATAATGAGGACATTGAATATGCATGGCTAATGATTGATGGTAAATCGCTTCACGAAGTTGCTCCCGATGATTTAGTCGATGAGCTTAAAAAAGTTGATCGCAAGATGAATGCGTTCTATAAATCATTTAAAATTGCTAAAATAAATTTTAATGAGCACTGTATTTTTGATTTAATACCAATAGATTCATTAATGGAGTTTTGCGAAATAAAAAATAAAATTACTCGATATGTTTTTGAAAATTTTACAAAACCAGATTCCTATAATCACTTAAACGAAGTTCAAAAACTTTTACACAAAATAAAATACCAAAAACTTAATCTTAATTCGGAAAACTGCCGTCATCTTTTTGCATCAACTTCAAATAGAAAAAAGATTACGGAATTAATGAAAAACTATAATTATATCGATTACAATTTATTTGGGACGGTGACTGGCCGGCTAACAACTCGACCCAATTCTTTCCCGGTTCTAACTATAAAAAAAGAATTTAGAAGCATCATTAAGCCAAATAACGATTTATTTATAAGTTTGGATTATAATGGTGCTGAGATTCGAACACTTCTTGAATTGTGTGATCAACCACAACCTGACGAGGATATTCACCAATGGAATGCAAAGCACTTATTTGAACAAGAAATTGAGCGAGAAGAGGCCAAAGTGAGATTTTTTGCATGGCTATACGATCCGAATTCAAATGATATAAAAACAGATTATTATGATCGAGAAAAAGTGCTTGAAAAATGGTACGACGGAAAACATGTTACAACTCGTTATGGTAGAAAAATTAAAGTTGAAGAAAGAAAAGCTTTTAATTATCTAATTCAAAGCACCACAGCAGATCGTGTTTTAGAAAAAGCTGTTAAAATTGATAAATTTTTGTCTTGCTACAAATCATACATATCACACGTTTTGCATGATGAGATTGTTATAGATTTTTGCGATGATGAGCGCGACATGATTGTTGAATTGCGTGATATTTTTGAAGATGGTTACAAATCCTCTATTAGAGGTGGTAAAGATTACTATAATTTAAGCGAGTTGAAAATATGATTTCAATTATCGGCATCGGTACCGGCGCCTCCAAAATTGCCAAAAAATTTCAAGATATTCCACAATATGACGTTTATTTGCTAAATAGCGATGTTGAGAAAAATAACAAAAATGAATTTCAATTAAAGGTGTTTGATAACGTTGAAGATTATGAAAATAACCTACCTAATGTTGAAAAATTCTTCAAAAACCTCAAAGAACACATACAGGTTTTCATAGTTGGATCTTCGAAAAGTTCGATTTATAGTCTAGGTATTTTAAATCAAATCAAAGATAAAAAAATAGACATAATGTACATTAAACCTGATACCGAGTTGTTGAGCGATCTTCCAATACAACTTGAAAACTTAACATTTGGTGTATTGCAAGAATATGCAAGATCTGGGAATTTCAACACATTTACTGTGTTTTCCAATGAAAATATTGAAAAAACTCACTTAGATATTAATCTTAAAAATTATTACAGTATCTTAAACGAAACAATTTTTTCATGTGTCCATTACCTCAACTATTTTGAACATACAGAACCTCATATCGGAAATGTATCAAAACCTAGGGATATCAACAGGATACGTTCTGTTGGGTTATTAGATATGAAATCTCTTGAAGAAAAGTGGCTTTATATGCTTGACATGCCTCGTGAATTATGTTATTATCTATGTATAAATGAAGAAAGATTAGAGAAAGAAGCCGGTCTACATAAAAAATTAGTGGACATTTTGAAAGAAAAACCAAGAAATGCTTTTAGAAAAAATTCATATGCAATTTATGAAACAAAATTACAAGATTTTGGGTTCTGCGTTGCCCACACTAACGCAACACAACAAAATACTTTTGACAAGCTTGATCAAGAGTGATACATTAGATATCAAGGAACGCTTGATATACTTTACAAACAACAAATAGGAGAAAAAAACTAATGTCAATTAACATGGAACTGATGAGAAAGAAACTTGCTTCACTACGAGGTGAAGGCGGAGATAATAGAGACTCTATCTGGTTTAAGCCAGATGAGGGAGACACAGATATTCGTATCGCCCCTTCTAATGATGGTGATCCGTTGAAAGAAATGTTTTTCCACTATAATGTGGGAGAACACAGGGGAGGCATCGTTTGCCCTAAGCGCAATTATGGAGAACATTGTCCCATTTGTGAATTCGCTTCGGCTGTGTGGAGAGAGGGCGTCGACAAGAATGATGAAGAAAGCAAAAAGCTAGCTAAGTCTTTGTTTGTCCGCGGCCGCTATTTTTCACCCGTTATTGTTCGTGGACGTGAGGAAGAGGGGATTAAGGTTTACGGCTACGGCAAGAAGGCATATGAGCTTTTGCTTGGCTACATTTTAGACCCGGAGTATGGCGATATTACAGATGCGAAAGAAGGCACTGATATTACAATTACGTATACCAAGCCAACTACACCGGGCGCGTATCCCCAAACTAGTATGAAAATGAGGCGAAACACTAGCCCCCTATTGGAAGATACGGAAGCGATCCCAGCCCTCCTAGATCGTATGCCCGATTTCGCTTCACTATTTGAGCGCCTAAGTACACAAGAAATTAATTCCATTCTTGATGAGCAACTTTCCGGTGATTCTTCGGCTGAATCCCGTTCTAAGGAAACCGCTGCGTACGGAAAGAGTAACGATGTTGATCGCGCCTTTGACGAACTAATGAGTAACAAGTAATACAGTTTGGGTTACCGATGGCAGAGCGGGAGTGAAATACTCTGCCAATTTACTATTCATATAAAGGAGAATATCATGGAATGGTTGAAATCCGTTTGGGCTCGCTGGAAGGTTCAAGTTAGTTTTGCTGCTGGTGCCCTTGTGGTTGCCACAGCTTATGGAACTTGCACCTTAGAGCCATCAGTTGCCGAGGTTAGCGAAGCTACACCTGCGATTGAGACTGCTGAGACAAAAAGTGTCGAAGCTGTTGAAGTTTCTGCTACTACTAGTGAGTCAGCAGAGAACCCCGCCACCACTACTGAAACAACTGAGTAGTATGAAGCCGCTGGCAGACCGGTAAAAAGTCTGCCCTGTTTTAAGGAGAGAAGATGAGACTCGTTCTACCAGTGCTTGCCGTGACCCTAATGATGGGATGCGGGGATAAGGATGAAGACACTGCGGCCGACACCGCTAGCTCTACTGATACAGCAGAGTGAAAACAGCCGCTGGCAGACCGGTAAAAAGTCTGCCGCTATTTCTTGACATGGTAGCTGTCAAATGTTATAATAATAAAGATTACTCATAGGAGGGTATATGGCAAAAAAAGCCGCAAAAGCAGGTCGCGTGGGAATACAAGACCTCATGGGAATAGTTAACAAAAAAGCTGGCGTTAATGTAGCTCACAGTTTAAGTGGTGACAACCCCACAGAAGTAAAAGAATGGATACCAACCGGTTCTCGGTGGCTCGACTCTATTGTCTGCAAAGGAACAATCGCAGGTGTCCCTGTTGGAAAAGTCACAGAAATTGCTGGTCTGGAAGCGACTGGCAAATCCTATATGGCTGTTCAGATTGCAGCAAATGCACAAAAGCAAGGAAAACTGGTAATTTACTTTGATTCCGAATCAGCTATTGATCCGGGATTTCTAGAACGTGCCGGTTGTGACTTAGATAAACTTATGTATGTACAAGCAACATCTGTCGAGTTTGTATTAGAAACTATTGAAGAATTACTTGGTGCTACTGATGAAAAGTTAGTCTTTATCTGGGATTCGTTGGCTTTTACGCCATCTGTATCGGACGTTGAGGGTGACTTTAACCCACAATCATCCATGGCGGTGAAAGCCCGCATATTGGCGAAAGGTATGTCAAAACTTGTTATTCCAATCGCCGATAAACAAGCAACTTTTATTGTTCTCAATCAATTAAAGACAAATATTCCACAAGGTCCGATGGCCAGAATTACGGCGATGACCACTCCCTACATTACGCCGGGAGGCAAAGCTATGCATTATGCATATTCTTTAAGGATATGGCTTACGGGTCGAAAAGCAAAAGCCGCTTTTATCGAAGATGATAAAGGTTTTAGAATAGGTTCAGAAGTCAAAGTTAAACTTGAAAAGTCTCGCTTTGGAACTGCCGGCAGATCGTGCTCTTTCCGAATCTTATGGGGCACCGAAGACATTGGTATTCAATGTGACGAAAGCCTTTTTGACGCAATTAAAAGCTCTGATCAGTTGACTAGCGCAGGTTCTTGGTATACTTTGAATATGGGCGCTGGAAACGATCCAATTCGGTTCCAGCCGTCAAAGTGGACCACTAAAATGCAGGAAGATTCGTTTAGGCAAAGAGTGTATCAAATAATGGATCAAGAAGTCATTCAAAAATTTCACACACGAGAAGGCGAAGCCGCCAATTACTATGAATCGGAAGAAAACTAGGTTTATATGGAAGAATATATGTCAGACCAAAAAAATAAAAAAAGAGTTATTGTAATCGACGCGTTAAACATGTTTCTGCGAGCTTATATTGTCGATCCATCATTATCCACCAATGGACAACCGATTGGTGGTATAAAGGGAACCTTTAAGATATTGCAAAAGTTGACTCGTATAACAAAGCCAGATGCTGTCGTGATTTGTTGGGATGGACCAAACGGTTCACGAAAAAGAAAATCAATGGACAAAAACTATAAGGCTGGCAGAAAACCCATAAGGTTAAACAGAGCTTTTCATAACCTTACTGATAACGAAGAACTTCAAAACAGAATTTGGCAACAAACAAGAGTTATTGAATATTTTAATGAAATGCCGATAATGCAAGTTATGATTCCTGAAATAGAAGCGGATGATGTCATTGCATATATATGCGGCATGCAACACTATGAAGATTGGCAAAAAGTAATTATATCGAACGATAAAGATTTCTTACAACTTTGTGACGAAAACACAGTATTGTATAGGCCAACAGTAGATGAATTAATGAATAAAAACAGAGTCGTTGAAAAGTACGGTATTCATCCAACAAATATGGCCCTTGCTCGCGCCATAGTGGGAGATACATCGGACAACCTTAAAGGCATTAAGGGCGCTGGTCTTACATCTGTAAAGAAAAGATTGTCTTTTCTTGCATCCGAGAAAGACTATACTATTGACGATGTGTTGCAATTTTGTGAAAATGCCGACAGTAAGATCAAATTTTTTAGCAATATTGTGGAAGGAAAGAAAATAATTTCGCATAATTATAAAATGATGCAGCTATATTCACCACAACTTTCACTTCAATCAAAAAAATTTGTTGATAACGCCATAGAAAATTTTGAGAGTAATTTCAACTACATAGAAATTATCAAAAAAATGAGGGTTGATGGCTTTGGTGAATTGAATTGGGAAGAGTTAAAAACTCATCTAAACAAAATACAAGTTGACTGTTAAAATGATTGACTTTCAAGTATAATTTGTTATACTTATTACTACGACTGGGGGTGTTGTTTGTCAGAAATTGTAAATTTTGGAAAATACGGTAAATCTTTTCAAGAAGGCTTAGTTCAATTAATAGTTCAAGATCGCCCTTTTGCAGATCAGATTACTGAGGTATTGGATTTAAATTTTTTGGAGCTTGATTATCTACGTGTTTTCGCACACAGGGTAACCTCATACAGAGATAGGTACTCCAAACACCCATCACTTGAAGCAATAAATACAATTCTGCAAACCGATCTTGATAAGGAAGATCAAGTAGTTAGACAACAGGTTCATGAATATTTTGATCGTATTATTAATTTTGATTTAGATGATGCTGAATATATTAAAGAACAGTCATTAGATTTTTGCCGTAAGCAAAATCTAAAAGATGCTATGTTACAGTCAGTCGATTTGTTGCAGTCCTGTTCGTTTGATGAAATCTCTAAAATTATAAACGAATCACTAAAACTTGGTTCTGAAACCAATTTTGGTCACGACTATTTAGCTGACTTTGAAGAACGCTACTTACCAAAACACAGAAGGCCTGTCACAACTGGCTGGAATGAAGTTGATTTGATTGCTGGTGGTGGCCTAGGCAAAAGTGAACTAGGCGTCGTCGTAGCCCCCACAGGCGCCGGTAAATCAATGGTATTGGTACACTTAGGTACCCAAGCTTTATTAGAAAACAAAACAGTAGTGCACTATACGTTAGAACTGGGAGATACTGTAATTGCTAATCGATATGATAGTTGTGTAACAGGTTTCCCGCTTAGTAATTTAATTGACTTTAAAGAAGAGATTTATGAACAAATTAAAGACATTGAAGGCAAGTTAATAGTAAAAGAGTATCCCACCAAATCCGCCAGCACAAATACTATAAAAACACACTTGGCTAAACTCAAAAAGCGTGGAATTGTGCCCGGCTTAATTATTGTTGATTATGCAGATCTTTTAAGACCCGTTGTTGTTCGCAAAGAAAAAAGAGCAGAATTGGAATCAATCTACGAAGATCTACGCGGAATTGCATCTGAATTTGAATGTCCCATATGGACCGCCTCTCAGACAAACAGATCTGGCTTAAATGCAGAAGTTATTACAATGGAGCAAATTTCCGAGGCATTTAATAAATGCTTTGTGGCCGATTTTATCATGTCAGTTTCAAGAACAGTAGAAGACAAACAAAACAATACGGGCAAAATATTTATAGCTAAAAATAGAAACGGCCCTGATGGTATCATATACGATATTTTTATGGATACTTCTAATATTAATATTAAAATTATGCCAAAAGCGAATACTATTACCGCATCTAATAATGTTCCTTTGAACCCGGTCGCTCTTAGCTCCAAGCAACAAAAAGAATTGTTACAAAACAAATATGAAAAATTTAGAAAAAAATATTAAAAGGAATAAGAAACTATGAGAACAGCACAGAATATTCGCAGATTTAGACTCTCCGACTCGTTTATTGAGCCATACAAAGAACAAACAGTCCCATGGGGCCCCCTAGGTTATGTCACCTTCAAACGCACATATGCAAGAAGATTAAATGAATTTGATCCAGAGGCTACCGGAACTGAGGAATGGTGGCAGACATGCCGTCGTGTTGTTGAGGGGATGTTCAATATGCAAAAACAACATGTTTTCATGCTTGGTTTGGAATGGAATGATGCGAAGGCACAAAGAACAGCCAAGGATGCCTACGAGAGATTGTTTACTTTAAAATGGACGCCTCCCGGCCGCGGCCTGTGGATGATGGGTACCAAGTTTATCGAGGAACGTACTGCTGCTGGTTTGTTCAACTGTGCCTTTCGTTCTACACGCGATTTGGCTACCAAGGGTGGTTATCTTTTTGCATGGATGATGGATGCATTAATGGTTGGCATTGGTGTTGGTTTTGATACAGAGGGCGCTAGCACTGTTGCAATTCAAGAGCCGCAATATACTAATGATACTTTGGTCATTGACGATTCTCGTGAAGGGTGGGTGAATTCTGTTCACACATTGTTGGATGGGTTCTTTTTTGGGGGTAAAGTACCAAAATTTGATTACTCCGCCATTCGCCCAGAAGGTGCAGAAATTAAAGGATTTGGCGGGACTTCAAGTGGCTCCGGTCCTTTGATTGAATTGCATGAAAACTTAACTAATTTATATTCTGAAAAAATTGGAGATCCAATTACGTCTGTTGACATCGTGGACACTGAAAACCTAATTGGTCGCTGTGTTGTTGCTGGCAACGTTAGAAGATCGGCAGCGCTTGCGATGGGTAAGCCTGATGATATTTTATATTTAGAAATGAAAAACGATCAGGAAAAACTTTACCATCATAGATGGGGTTCAAATAACTCTTTTAATGCTAGTGTTGGTATGGACTATACTTGGCATGCAGAGCAAAGTCAGAAAAATGGCGAGCCGGGCTATATCTGGCTAGATAATGCTAGAACACGCGGGAGGTTCAAAGATGGGCCCCGCTACGATGACATGAATGTGGCTGGTTTTAATCCTTGTGTGGAGCAACAGCTTGAAGATGCTGAACTTTGCTGTTTAGTCGAGACCTATCCAGCAAAACACGAAGACATGGAAGATTATTTAAAGACTCTTAAAATAGCATATTTATACGGCAAAACAATTACACTTTCTAATACACATTGGCCTGAAACAAATGCAAAAATGCTTAAAAACCGTCGAATCGGACTTTCTCAATCAGGAGTAATTCAGGCCTTCAACAAATTTGGACGCCGAGAAATGTACGAGTGGTGTGACAAGGCATATGATTTTGTTACCCAATTAGATTTAGAGTATTCTAATTGGCTGTGCATTCCCAAGTCTATTAGAATGACCTCAATAAAGCCTTCCGGTACTGTTTCTCTTCTTAACGGATCGACACCCGGAATTCATTTTCCAGAAAACGAATATTATATACGCCGTATTAGATTTTCAAAAGATAACAAAATGCTTGAAGTTTTAAAGAAAGCTGGGTATAATATTGAAGATGATGCGTATTCTCCAAACACCTCGGTGGTTGAGTTTCCTGTCCATGAACCATTTTATTCCAGAGGAAAGCACGACGTTTCAATGTGGGAGCAACTTGAAATTGCAGCACAATACCAGCACTATTGGGCGGACAACTCAGTATCTATCACTGTTACTTTCAAACAGGAAGAAGCTGATCAATTAAAAAGCGCACTGGAAATGTATGAGTCAAGATTAAAAGCGGTGTCGTTCTTAAAATACCAAGATACAGGGTATAAACAAGCCCCCTATGAGCCTATTACAAAAGATGTGTATAAGAAAATGAGCAAAAAAGTAAAACCAATACATAGATTTGATACTGATGAGGCTGGCGTAGGTAGTAAATTTTGCACTAACGACACCTGCGCAATATAGGAGTATTAATGAATTTTAATCATTTAATGGAGTCGCATTTAATTAAAAAAAGATGCACTGCAAGCAAAAATGAGTGTTATTTTATTTTAGCTGGAAATGTACGTTCTACCCAAGGAGAGAATGTTCATGTAACCTTATACTGCAACAAGTGCGGTAAACGAGAAGACATATTTTTAAGTAAAGAAGAATATTTTACTCAACAAAAATTAATTCAAAGGGAGATAGAAAATGTTTGAGCCTGTTAATAGATATATTTTAATTGATGTCAAAAAAGAAACAGAAACACAATCACTTATAGTGTTGCCAGAAGACTACAAAGCAAAAGAAGAAAGATTTGTATCAGTTAAATTTCTCAAAGCTGCAAATGATGTTAGATTCGATATACCAAATGACTGCAATTTGATTGTTGACAATTCAATGATTGAAGAGATTAACGTACGCGGAACTAATTATAATGTTATTTTAGACAACTATGTTGTTGGGATAACTTAATAAAATAATGGGTACCTTATATGGATAAAAATTTCTACAACGAGGCTTCTGCCAAAAAATTAGGGTGGGAGCCTTCTTGGTTTGGTGAAAAATATTTTGACGACAAACTCGCCAGAGCGATCAAAAAATGGCAAAAAAAGAACAATCTTGGCGCCGATGGCCTTTGTGGACCTACAACTTTTAGAAGGCTTTGGACAGAACGCCAGTCAGAAATTGACGAATACAAGCCCCGCGATTGTAGCTTTTCTAATTATATTGTCTATAATGGAGACTTTTTTCCTATCGAGTGGGATAAGTTTGTATTATGGTCTGAAAAAGGGGGGATGCAAGCTAAAAGAGGCAATTATTATGACTACTCCGGTAAGCCGAAAAGAAAGATTCGTTATTTTGTTAACCACTGGGACGTTTGTTTGAATTCATTATCGTGTCAAAGAGTCTTAGATCGCCGCGGCATATCTGTGCATTTTTTAATTGATAATGATGGGACAATTTACCAAACAATGGATTTGCAGCATGCTGCTTGGCATGCCGGATCGGAGAGAACAAACAGACCCTCAATAGGTGTTGAGATTGCTAATGCATATTATCCTAAATACCAAAATTGGTATATTAAAAATGGATTTGGTGAAAGACCAATGGTTGAAGATGCATGGGTACACGGACACAAATTAGACCCGTTTACAGATTTTTACCCAGCACAAATAGAAGCTTTGAAAAAACTCTGGAAAGCATGCGCTAATGCTGCCGGTATACCGATGGAAACACCACAAAATCAATTTAATAAGACATCAACAAAATACGAACAAAAAGTAGCTTATGGAAATTTTAAAGGTTTTGTTAGCCACTACCATGTTTCAAAGAAAAAAATCGATTGTGCGGGCTTGGACATTGTTACTTTATTAGATGAAGTAAAAAACGAATAATAAAATCTCACTACTTACAGTGTGGGAATTTTTTTATTTTTAATTTTGTCAATAACTCCTAGCAGTAGCGATTATGACTATAAGTATTGTTCAGATGTTTATCCAGCAATTGTGCTTTCTAAGCCTGATAAAAAAGCTGACTGGGTTACTCCACCTAACATAAGAATTTGTCCCGATGTTAAGATTAGCGAAAGCCGCATAAAAAACGCTATCAGTTTTTGGGAACGCTTGGGTTACAATTTTGGCTCTGTTGTCTATGAAAATAACATGTATAATTGCTTAGTACCGCCACCCCTTAGAAGAGAAATTATAATAATGCTACCAGATCAGCAATTTAATGAAAAGCATCTTGCGTCAACTAGACTTTTGACACACAGAATAACGGAAGAGATTGTCGGCGCAAAAATTTTTATAACTTCAAAAAACTCTAATCGTAATAGAATTTTAGAACACGAAGTTGGGCATGCCATAGGTTGGGCGCATTACCCTCAAAGTGGTCACATAATGAACCCAGACTGGAAATTTGGTGGTTACGGCTCTTATGGTATGAGAAAAGATAATTGACAACAAGGATTATGTATATTATAATAATTTAAATATATGGGAGTAATTAATTTTCAAATATGATAAAGTTGTAGTTGGCAGTAATTTACGATCTGTTCTTTTTGCTTTTCTAAATGAGTATCCTATTTTTTTTACTCAACCTGATCGGCCAAATAAATTCGATTATTTTAATCCAGAGCTTGATTTACAAAATTTTATGGGTTACAATAAAGTTAGAGAATTGATAACAAATAATGGCATCTTAAATGTTGGTATTGAAAAATATTTATTTTGGGAAAGATTGTTGTTTTTAATGTCACAAAAGGGCCACGTGCCATTGTCTAATTTATGTCACAAAATGAGGTATGATGACAAAAAAATTGTTTGCACTAATGAATACTCAAAAATTTACGAATTCAGCTTTGATACTTGTTATTATTTTGGAGATAACAATATTTTTAATTTAATTGATTATAGAAAAACAACCAATAACACATATAATTGCTATGACTACATTGCAATGCATAAAGGAGGAAAACATAAATATGACTTCATATCAACAGGCGATGATTTTGTTAAGCAGATATGGTTCTATTCATCTGAACGAATTTGTGGGAATACTGGCGTTAAAGATGCTTGTTTGGTTTCAACTTTAACCGAGGAACAAATTTGGAACCCCACGTATTCAGAAACAATGGCTCGCTTTAAATTTCAAAAAATTTTAAAAGATCATGGAATTAAGGGCCCCTTAAACGGACAGAATAAACGATATGCTATTAAAACATCTCATATCGCTCGTCATAAAAAACTAGCAACCGAAAGTATTTGGGATCAAACAGGTAAGATTAAAAAGGTTGAATTTAGTGAACAGAAACTCGTAAATGATTTCTTGTCAATTTACAAATAAAACAACTTATGAGAACTCACCTTGCCGGCATAATTCCGATTGCTAACATGAACACTGATCATGAAAATCTGCTTCCAGAAGTTTTGCTACCAATCGACAATGGATTTAATGCAATACAAAAATCAGTATATGAGTGCGCCATGGCGGGCTGTAATACAATATGGATTATAGCTAATGACGATATGGCCCCAATAATAAGAAAAAGTATTGGAGACTGGGTTTACGATCCTGTTTACTACAATAGAAATTTTAGTAAATTTCATAGCGAGAAAAGGAAAGAGATACCCATTTATTATGTCCCGATTCATCCGAAAGACCGCGATAGGCGTGATTCTTATGGTTGGTCAATTATAAATGGTATTTATAACTCTTGGACTGTCTCCAACAAATTATCAAAATGGCTTAACCCAACCAAATATTATGTTTGTTTCCCTCTGGGGTTATTTAATTTAGACACAATAAGAACCAACAGAAAGCTTATCAACGATAAACAAAATAATTTTTTCTTATCATCGAATGGTAAAACTGTTAAAGATAATTTATTACTTTCATTTACAATGTTCGGAGAAGACTTCAAATTATGCAGAAAACACGTAAACAAAACAACAACAAGGGAATTCTTGCCCCCCACAAACGAAAACGAATTGCCAACAGAAAAACTACCGTTCAAGGACAGGTGGTCAGCCCGCTATTTCCAGTTAAGCGACGTTTTTTACCCTTTACAGATACACAAAGAAACAATTGAGGTTGATTGGTATTTTGATCTGTCAGTTTGGCAAAATTATTGTGAGTTTTTAGGATCTAATAAATCTATAAAAAGACCCTTAAAAGAGTTGACAAGACCGCATTTACACGTTAAAATACCATATACACTAGGAGATTAAATGAGTCGAAAAGATTCTAAAATTAAGTTTGTTGGCCTGCACGCACACAGCGTGGCAGGTTCTATTTTTGATGCCATTGGGTATCCACAAGATCATATGGATTTCGCATATGAAAATGGTTGTGACGCCTTGGCGCTAACCGATCATGGGAATATGAATGGCTTGGCATACCAAGTACTGCATGCTAAGAAGATGCAGGAGGCTGGAAAAGAATTCAAGCCCATCTTTGGGTGTGAGGCTTATTTCACACCATCGATTGCTGAGTGGCATGACGCGTATAACAAAGCGATGGAAGATAAGAAGCGCGCTCGCTCGATCAAGAAAGATGAGCAGTCTGGCGCTACCGTTGAAGACGAGGGCGACAGCAAAAAGACGCAAGGCATCTTAAAGCGACGTCGACATCTTGTTCTCTTGGCTCAGAACCAAACAGGTCTTAACAACCTATTTAAATTGGTATCGGAGTCTTACAAGGCTGAGAATTTTTATCGATACCCACGTATTGATTATGATCTCCTTAAAAAATACAACGAAGGCATTATTGCTTCTTCTGCTTGCCTTGGCGGGGTATACGCTGGCAACTACTGGGAGAACCGAGAGGATGGCGATGAAGCCGTCTTGGAGGCTATGCGTGAGTCCACACGACGTATGGTTGACATTTTCGGTGATCGCTGGTATGCCGAAATACAATGGAACGACATTAAAGAGCAACATGAACTTAATCAGTATGTAATTCAAGTTGCCAAAGAGTTTGGCGTTGGACTGGTCACCACAGCCGACAGCCATTACCCCAACCCTGACGCTTGGAAAGACAGAGAGCTTTACAAGCGTCTTGGTTGGCTTGGTAAGGGCAGACCCTCTTGGGCCGAGGAAGAGTCACAGCTCCCAGAGGGAGTTGAAGAGATTGGGTATGAACTGTATCCAAAAAACGGTGATCAAATCTGGGAAAGCTACAAAGAATATTCAAAATCCTCGGGATTTGAGTATAGTGACGATGTAGTCTTGAAAAGTATTGAGGAGTCTCATCGGATCGCTTTCGAGCGCATCGAGTCATTCCTGCCTGACAATACAGTGCGTCTTCCCGAATTCGTTGTGCCGGCCGGCTTTACAGCTACGCAAGCACTAGTAAATTTTGCGTTGGAAGGTCTTAAAGACAAAGGGCTTCACACAAACAAAGAGTATACAGATCGTCTTCGGCTTGAATTGAACGTCATCGATGATCGAGGATTCTCGAAATATTTCCTTACCATGAAATCAATTGTTGATGTGGCTACTGGCATGATGCTCACTGGTCCCGGAAGAGGTTCAGCCGCTGGCTCGCTAGTGGCATATGCGCTTAATATCACGCAGGTCGACCCGATCAAGCACGGTCTCTTGTTCTCTCGCTTCCTACGCGCTGATGCAACTGACTATCCAGATATTGATTACGATGTGTCTGATAGCATGGCTCTAAAAGAAAAGTTGGTAGAAATGTGGGGAGCCGATTGTGTAGCGCCTATTTCAAACTGGAATACGCTACAACTTAAATCACTTATTAAAGACATCTCAAAGTTATATGATATCCCATTTACAGAAGTAAACACAGTCACAGCTATTATGATCCGTGAAGCTACACCAGACGCGAAACGAAAACATGGCATTAAGGCTGGTGTTTATTCTCCGACATGGGAAGAGGTGATGGAATTTTCGCCTACTTTGCAGTCATTCCTTAACAAACACCCAGCGGTTAAGACACATGTTGAGGGTCTGGTGGGTCAGGTACGTTCGTGCTCGCGACATGCTGGTGGTGTGGTTATCGCAGAGGATCTAGATAAGAGTATGCCCCTGATTAATTCAGGTGGGGTTCGCCAAGCTCCGTGGGCCGAAGGCCAGAACGTTAGACACCTTGAACCTATGGGGTTCATTAAGTTCGATTTGCTTGGGCTATCAACCTTAAAAATGATGGAGGGGTGTATCGAGCACGTATTAAGTCGTCATTATGGTATTGAGAACCCTACCTTTGATCAAATCAGAGAGTATTATGACAAGAACTTGCACCCTGACGTGATCGACCTAAGCAATCAAGAAGTATACGAAAATATATTCCATGCCGGTAAGTGGGCTGGAATCTTCCAGTTTACAGAGCACGGCGCTCAAAGCTTTTGTACCAGAGTCAAGCCTAGAAACATTATTGATGTTTCAGCTATCACATCTATTTTTAGGCCGGGTCCTCTGTCTGCTGGTGTTGACGTTGATTATGTAGAGGCTAAAAATCATCCGCAAAGAATCAATTATTTGTCAGATGAATCTCGCGAGATTACAGAAGAAACATTTGGGTTCCTAATTTTCCAAGAGCAGATTGCTCTGCTGGCTCATAAGCTTGGAGGTTTAACTCTCGACGAAGGTAACATGCTTCGCAAGGTGCTAACTAAGAAGGGTACTGGAAAGAACAGTGTAAAAGGCAAACTGCACGATAAGTTTATCAAAGGTTGTGTTGCTAAGAACATTAACAAAGACGAAGCCCAATCGCTTTGGGATAAATTTGAGTTCTTCTCCGGTTACGGTTTCAACAAGTCACATGCTGTTAGCTACTCGATTATTTCTTATCAGTGTGCATGGCTTTATAACTACTATCCGTCTGAGTGGATGGCTGCATTCTTAGACAAAGAACCTGAAAGCCGCAAAGAAAAAGCCATTAATATCGCAAAGAAATTTGGTTTTGATATTGAACCTTTGGATATTAATAAATCTGGAAGAGTGTGGGAGATAAACAAAAATGGCAAGACCCTAATTCAACCGCTTACTTCTATTAAAGGTCTTGGCGCCGCCGCCATCGAACAAGTTGTCGAACACCGACCATTCATGAACGCGGAGGACTTATTGTTTCGAGAAGGAATTTCATATAGCAAACTGAACAAGAAGGCCCTTGATGCTCTCTGTCGCGGAGGTGCACTAGATAACATCGTAGACGATCGCTTCACGGGTCGTAAACACTTTTGGTCCGCATGTATTGTAGAGCGACCGAAAAATCTCAAAAAGCTAACCGAAAATATTGATATATATAAACCAGAAGGAGATTTTAGCGAAGAGGAAATAATCCAGTTTAAAACTGATCTAACCGGTGTATTTCCGATCAACTTGGTCATCAGCCCGGAAACTGTGCAGAGACTACAAGACAAGTACATACCTCCAATTTCTGAGTTTGATCCAGATTTACAAGTTTGTTGGTTTATTCCGAGAAAAGTAACGTCACGCAAAACGAAGAACGGTAAAACTTATTGGATTGTTGAAGTCATTGATAGTAATAACGAAGTAACAAGAATTAGATGCTGGGGTGTTAAGCCAGATCGAGACAAGATTCAGTTGAACCGGCCGTATATGGCCAAGCTAGATTATGATGAGAATTGGGGCTTTTCAACTTTTGCTCTTTGGCGAACCTTCAAACTTCTTGGATAAAACCCTTGACTATTGCTGTGTGCAATGTTATAATTTATTAGACAAGTAAGGAGGTAATTTTGTCTACAACTGAACAACAAAGAAAACAATACGTAAAGGAATACATTCGCTCATTGGCTGCTATTGAAGAAGCTATGGAGCCGTATCAGGAGCAGAAGCGAGAACTACGATCCGAATTTAGACAAAACGGATGGCTGAATACGGATGAGATTAGGGCTGCGGTAAAAGCATACAGGCTCTTCAAAGGCAAGGTAAACATTGATGAAGTTGTCGAAAACTTCAACATGCTATCAGGGACGTCAGATGATTCTTGAATACGCAAGAACGAGGGTTGATGCCCATGACCCTGAACGTGCAAACCCCTCTGATGCTGGTCTTGATGTGTTTTATTCACCAGAAAAGCCCGAACAGGCGATTTGTATAGGGCCAAATCAAAGCAGAATTATTCCAACAGGACTCCGATTTGGTGTTCCACATGGGTATATGCTTGAAGTAAAAAACCGTAGTTCTATTGCCGCAAAAAGATCGTTGATTGTTGGGGCGTGCGTAGTAGACTCTGGGTATGATGGGGAGATATTTGTTAATCTACACAACATCGGTACAGAAACTCAATACGTTAGAAATGGTGACAAAATAGCGCAATTAGTTCTTGTACCAGTCGTGCACTTTCGAGCAGTTCAGAGTTCTAATGGCAACCTTTATAAAAACCCTATAACAATTAGCGATAGAGGTGATGGAGCCTTGGGGAGTACCGATGCATGATGTTGATTATGTCAAGCCATGGTTAAAATGTAATATTGCCCGTAAGCAGATGATTGAATCTGGCAAGGTCACAGACAGTAGCCGCAGTAACAAGCCAACAGATTTTTTAAACAACGAGATAATTCGTATTTTTAAAAAGATTTTACCTGTAAAGGATGGTTATACATTTAAAACCGAAAAGCAAATTCCGTGTTCGCGCGGCGGTACATTTAAAGTTGATGTGTTAGTTTATAAAAACAACAATCTACATGCGGCAGTTTTGTTAAAAGCTATTCAAAAGTCCTACAACAAAAATCGCCAAAACTATGCAAATACAATCGAAGGCGAAATTGCTAGGATTAAGGATTTGCCGGCCCATGATGGGGTTTCTGTGATTACCATCGACTGGATTCCTACGCAGGTTCCGGTAGGAAAGAAGATGGAGGTGACTAGGATCCCTGATACTTCAAAAGCAGAGACAAGATGGAACAAACTTCTCAACGATGGATCTTTTGTCAGCTTTAACAAAATTAGATTTGACTTGGCTGGACAAAACCCTTATAATATTGAAGGAACACAAAAGCTCCAAGAAGCTATTGAAAAATTAAAAAGGAAAAATAATGAATAGAGAAACACAAAAAACAATGTTTAGCTCCAAAACAGGTAACTGGTCTACTCCACAGGAGTTTTTCGACAAATTGAACTGGCGTTTTGGCCCTTTCAACTTAGATCCATGCGCTAGTACACACAACACAAAGTGTGCCAATTTTTATACGGAAGCTGAGGATGGTCTATCAAAAAAATGGGAAGGATTCACATGTTTTGTAAATCCGCCATACGGCCGAGCTATCGGAAAATGGATTGAAAAGGGCTACAAAGAAGCGCTTCGCGAAGGTACCAAAGTTGTAATGCTCATACCTGCCAGAACAGATACAAAATACTGGCATAAGTTTGTCATGAAGGCTGATGAAGTTTATTTCGTAAAAGGTCGTCTTAAATTTGGACAAAGTGGTAACAGTGCTCCTTTTCCCTCCGCGGTTGTGGTTTTCGATGGAGAAAAACAAAGACAAATCTTTGGAGCAATCAATCGATGAATAGAAAAACGAAAAGGGCTATGAAAAAGCACATGGGACAAGACACCCAAGAAAAAATGTCTGACCAGTTAGCATTATTCGAAAAATTACCAGATAGTTGTGATACTTGTCAAAAAGAATTTGATAAAAAAGATAAAGACATGATATTATCATGGACGGTTCTTGTTAAGCAAGAGATTGTGAGGCTTTTTTGTCCCACTTGTATAGAAAAAGTTAAGGAGGTGTTTAGTGAGCGTGGAGAGAATATCGATTCAAGGCCTGAGAAAACTGTTGAAAGGTCAAGTTAAAGAAGATGCGACCTGTATGGTAAAATTTTATTCTAATGGTTGCCATTACTGTGACAAGCTAAAACCATATTACCATGACATATCTGAAAACGATGAATTCAATATGGTGCATTTTTTTGCTTTCAATGTGGATGATTTTCCAGCAATTGAAAAGCAGTTAAACTTTAATGGTGTCCCCACCATTTTTATAATCAAGACAACAACATCGGGCGATGGAATCAAGTTAAGGTCGCTCAGTGAACCAAGAGATCCAAACCCTGAAACGTGGTATCGAACAGGGGATATTATTAATTTTATAAAGCAGGAGTTATAATGAAAGATTATTTATCATATGATGATGTATTGTTAGAGCCACAATACTCAGATATCAGAAGCCGAAGTGAGGTAACTTTAAAAACCGATTTAAGCAACGGCTTGGTTTTACCAGTGCCTCTTATAGCATCCCCGATGGACACTATTTCAGAATCACCAATGGCTGCTGTTGTTGGCTTGCAGGGAGGTTGTGCAATTATTCACAGATACAATACAATCGAAAGCCAAGCTAGAATGGTTTCAATTGCAAAAGACCTCGCTAAAAATAAAACTGACAGCG